GTCGTGCAGGGTACAATCGCAATTCACCACGCACAGTGCTGGACAGACCGAAGGCGTTTAAACAGACGGTGGGTGGTCAGCAGATGATATTGGAACGCCGCACGAAGAAGCGTTACCCACTGAAGCGTTTGTATTTGCTTGAGCAACGCAGCTTGAACGTGCGTAAACAGTTTAGCTTTTACGAGGATAGTCAACGGTTCGCCAAGGGTGCATTCAACAGAAATTTTGGTCGCAGATTTGCAGCAGCCAAGCGGAGTGCCAAGCGTGCGAGGTAAAAAGGTACTTGTGCAGCGCAACTTTCACGGGTAACGCGCGACCGCAAAAGATTTCTAGCGACAGAATTATTTTGAATATTGCAATAAAGGGAAGAAAATGGCGCAGACTGTTGCAGAAAAAGCAAAGAAACCAGTGGGAAGACCACGCATTGAGGATGCCGACTATAACGCCGCCCGCGCACGCAAAATGGAAGCAGACGCGCAGATGGCCGAACTTGAACTGCTGCAAGCAAAAGGCAAGCTGGTGCCAGCAGAAGATGTTGCCGGTGCGTGGGTCGATGTGTTAGCAGCAATGAAGGCGCGGTTGTTGGCACTGCCGTCAGTGTGTGCGCCGGTGTGTGCAACTGAAACCGAACTGGCAACCGTTCAAAGCATTTTAGAAAACCAAGTGAGAGAAGCACTAGATGAATTATCATCTTACAAACCACACGAACACGCTGGACGCACAAGCGTCACTGATGGCGGTGATAACGGGGGCAATGCAGACGCTAAAGCCGCCGCCGCGCCTAAGCGTGGGAGAGTGGGCAGACCGCGAAAGGCGACTGTCATCGGAAGCTAGTGCCGCTGCTGGCCGCTGGGTGACATCACGCGCAGAATACCAGCGCGGTATTATGAATGCGATCAGCGATCCGCGTTTGCGTGACATTGTGGTAATGGCAGGCGCACAGGTCGGCAAAACCGAAATGCTGTTGAACGTCATCGGCTTCCACATCCATCACGACCCGTCACCGATCCTACTTGTTCAGCCGACGCTGGAAATGGCACAGGCATTTAGCAAAGACCGGCTGGCACCAATGTTGCGTGACACACCGGCATTGCGTGGCAGCGTCAAAGATCCGCGCAGCCGCGACGCAAACAACACCACAACGCACAAGGTCTTTACCGGCGGTCATATCAGCTTGGTCGGGTCGAACAGTGCCGCTGGCTTGGCATCGAGGCCGATCCGCGTGGTTTTGTGCGATGAGGTTGACCGCTACCCGCCATCAGCCGGATCTGAGGGTTCACCGATCCTATTGGCCAGAAAACGGTCGGCCACGTTTCACAACCGCAAGATGGTTATGGTCAGCACGCCGACCAATAAAGGCGCGTCAATGATCGAAAGCCAGTATGATGAAAGCGACAAGCGTCAGTATTTTGTGCCGTGTGAAGATTGTGGCACAGTGCAGACGCTGAAATGGTCGAACGTCAAATGGGAAAAGGACAAGCCGGAAACTGCATATTATGCGTGCGAAGCGTGCGGCAGTGTCTGGGATGATGCCAAGCGCAACAGATCGGTGCGAAAAGGTGAATGGGTGGCCACCGCTGATTTTACCGGCGTGGCTGGTTTCCACATTAACGGGCTGTATTCGCCGTGGACAATGATGGCAGACGCAGTGCGTGATTTCCTAATAGCTAAAAAAGCACCGGACACGTTGCGGGTGTTTGTGAATACATTTTTAGCTGAAACTTGGGAAGACGCTGGCGAAACGGTCGGTGACATCCGCTTTGATGACCGCGAAGAAGAATTTGGCGCAAACATACCAGATGATATCGTCGTCATAACGGCTGGCATCGATGTGCAAGATGACCGGCTAGAACTGGAACTGGTCGGCTGGGGTCGTGACGAAGAAAGCTGGTCGCTAGATTATAAAACACTATATGGCGACCCATCCACGCCGCATCTGTGGAATGATCTGGATAACATCTTGAAAGCCAGCTACACGACTGAAAGCGGTCGTCAGCTTGGCATCCGCGCTGCGTGCGTCGATAGTGGCGGTCACTATACGCAAGCCGTCTACAACTTTGTCAGACCGCGTGAAGGTAGGCGCATATTTGCCATCAAGGGTATGGCCGGTGAACAGCGACCGCTTGTTGGCAGACCGTCAAAAAACAACATTGGCAAGATAAAGCTATTCACTGTTGGTACTTTTCCGATCAAGGAGTTGATATTTTCGCGTCTTAAGATACAATCGGAAGGTGCGGGCTATTGTCATTTTCCGGCGGGGCGTTCTGACGAATACTATCAGCAGTTGGCTAATAGTGAAAAAATCGTCACAAAATATCAAAAAGGTTTCCCACGCCGCGAATTTGTAAAGACAAGAACACGCAATGAAGCACTTGATTGCCGCGTTTATGCTTATGCTGCGTTGTGTATCTTGTCGCTGAATATTAACGCTGTTGCCGATAGGGTGGTAAATGCGCCGGAACCAGAAACAGAACCGCAACCGCAACAGCCAAATCCCCTTGCACGCCGACCGCGACAGGGCGGCTTTGTTAATTCGTGGCGGTAAATAATGGCAAACAGATTTGATATAGATCAGGCACCGGACGGTGAAGCACCCGAAACCATCGTCATCGGTGATTATCTTTTATGGAAACGCACTGATCTGGTGCAAGACTATCCACTAGCAGATTATTCAATGGAATATGTCGCACGCATTACCGGCGGCGGCAGCACCGAAATCAAAGTTGCAGCGACCGAAACCGGCGGCACTTATGTGTTTGAGGTGGATAGCGCAACGTCAGCCAATTACGTTGCTGGCTTTTATCATTGGCAGTTAGAGGTCACAGAAACCGCGTCTGGCAACCGTGTTGTCATAGAGCGTGGCACATTCACGGCGGTTGAGGATCTTGACATAAATGGCGCAGACCCACGCAGTCACGCCGAAATAATGATTACAAAGATCGAAAGCATTTTGCAGGGCAAGGCAGATGCTGACGTGGCAAGTTACAGCATTAACGGACGGTCACTGACCAAGATGTCATTTGAAGATTTGATCAATGCGCGTGATTTTTACCGTAAAGAATACGCCAAAGAACGGGCAAAAGAACGTGCAGACGCCGGTGAAAACACTGGTCAGACTGTGCTAGTGAGGTTTTAACAATGGGCGTTTTTGATTTCTTCAAAGCAAAACCAAAGCCACGCAAGATGGCGCGTGCTTACCACGGGGCAGATACCGGCAGATTATTTAGCGATTTCATCAGCAGCAGCCGGTCAGCCGATAGCGAAATCAAACCGTCACTGCGTATTTTGCGCGACAGATGCCGCGAAATCAGCCGCAACCATCCATATGCCAAGCGTTATCTGCAAATAATGACAACCAACGTGGTCGGTGCAAACGGCATCCGCATTCAAGTGCGGAAACGCAATGATGATGGATCGCTTGACAGTGTTGGCAACCGGATCATCGAACAGGCTTGGCAGCAGTGGGGTCGCACCGGCTTTTGCACAGTTGACGGGCGCATTTCGTGGAACCAAGCGCAGCGGCTGTTTCTGGAAACGCTTGCACGCGATGGCGAAGTGCTTATTCAGAAAATCAAGAACCCTGCTGGCAACCCGTTTGGCTTTTCGCTGAAATTTCTTGAAGCTGACTATCTTGACGAAGGTTACGATGCGCGGTTGAGCAACGGCAATGAGGTGCGGATGGGTGTCGAATTAGACAAACGCACCGGCAAGCCGCTGAATTATTATCTATTTGAAGATCACCCGCATCACGATCAAGGGTATGGCAGCAAAACAAAACGCCATCACAAGATCGTATCAGCCGATCAAATCATCCATTGCTATATGCAAGAGCGTGCCGGTCAAACACGCGGCGCACCTTGGATGTCAAACGTGCTGTCACGGCTCAAGATGCTGGACGGTTATGAAGAAGCCACGCTTGTAAATGCGCGGGTGGCAGCTTCAAAGATGGGTTTTTTCACAAGCCCCGAAGGTGATGGCTTTATTGGTGATGATTACGACAATCACGCGCCGATAATGGACGCCAGCCCCGGCACATTTTCACAATTGCCGCAGGGTATGTCGTTTCAAGCATTTGACCCGTCATCCGGCACCGAAAGTTTCGATGAATTTGAAAAAGCCATTCTGCGCGGCATAGCGTCAGGGCTTGGTGTCAGCTATGTGTCACTGGCAAACAATCTGGAAGGTGTCAGCTATTCATCTATCCGGCAAGGCACTATCGAAGATCGTGATCATTTCAAGATGATCCAACAGTTTATGATCGACCAGTTTATTGACCCGATATACCGCGCTTGGTTAGAAATGGCCATCACAGTTGGCCGCATCAATCTGCCAATGGGTAAATATGATCTGTTTGCTGATCAAGTGATATACCGGCCACGCGGCTTTGCTTGGGTCGATCCGGCCAAAGAGATCAACGCCAGCGTCACTGCACTAAACAACGGCATCGTCAGCTTGCAAGATGTTCACAGTCAGTATGGGCGTGACACTGAAGAGATCTTTGAACAGATTAATCGTGAAAGCGAACTGGCAGACCGCTATGGCATAGACACCGCTTTCCAGCCGTTCGGCACTAAGTTACCGGCTCAACCATCAATAGACGTGGGGCGTGAAGACGATGCCGAAGTATAAAGGCGTTGAAGTAAATTTGCGACCCACTGCTGGTATGGCTGCTGAAGCCAGAAAGTTTTTTAAGTGGCGCGAAGAAGGCAACAAGGGCGGCACAGCCGTTGCAGTTGCGCGTGCGCGTCAGTTGGTAAACCGGCAAGAACTATCGCCGGAAACAGTGCGCCGGATGCACAGCTTTTTTAGTCGGCACGAAGTTGACAAGCAAGCTGAAGGGTTCAGCGCGGGTGAAGATGGCTACCCGTCAAAAGGCCGCGTTGCTTGGGCGGCGTGGGGCGGCGATGCTGGACAAACTTGGGCAAGGGCAAAGGACGCTATGTTAGATCGTATTGATGAAGGCGAACGCGCTGCACCAGATGCGCTTTCAGTTGGTGATTTTGTGTCGTGGGGGTCATCCGGCGGCACTGCGCGGGGCGAGATTGAACGCATTGAACGCGATGGATCGATCAATGTGCCAGATAGTGATTTCACAATCACCGGCACGCCAGATGATCCGGCAGCGTTGATCCGCATATATCAAAGCACAGATGAAGGTTATGAAGAAACCGACCGACTAGTTGGTCACAAGTTTAGCACATTGACCAAGATCAGTGCTTTGAGGTATCTTGATGGCGGAGATATGACAATGGATAGACACATACAAAACATCACAGAAACCGATGAAACGGTGACAATCACGTTTGGCAAATCAGACGCGCCGGTCACTGAAACTACTGGTTACGATGAAGATGATGAAATGGAACGCTTTGATCGTGGCGAGTTAGTATTTCGCGCCGCTGCTGGTGAAATGGTTGATGAAGATGACCGCCGCGTGCGTATGTCACTGTCATCCGAAGAGCCAGTTGAACGGTCATTTGGTTATGAGGTTTTGCGGCACAACCGCGAAGCTGTGGATTTGTCACGGATGAACAGCGGCCACGCACCGTTGCTGTTGGATCACGATATGACAAAACAGATTGGCGTTGTCGAACGCACTTATCTTGATGAAGCTGACCGGAGACTGCGGGCAGTTGTGCGCTTTGGAAAAAGTGCGCTTGCAAGAGAAGTGTATGATGATGTCAAAGACGGTATCCGATCCAATGTGTCTATTGGCTATCAGATACGTCAGATGGAAGACAAGAGATCTGATGGGACAGTCGGCATCTCTTCGTGGATTCCCTATGAAGCAAGCATTGTATCTGTTCCCGCTGACGCTGGTGTCGGTGTGAACCGCAGTGCTAATGTTGAACCAGTGATTAGAGAAAAGGATGACAAAATGTCTGAAGTAAATCACGATGAGATCCGCGAAGCAGCCGCTGAAGCAGCCAAGCGCGATTTCCAAAAGAATGCCAGCGAGATCATCAATCTTGCTGTGAAGCACAACCGCCGCGATCTGGCTGATGAGGCTATCGGTGCGGGGCAGACTGTTGCACAATTCCGTGCAACATTGCTGGACGCTATTGGCGAAGGCAAGCCACTTGAGCAGTCAGCCGGTGCAATTGATATGTCACCAAAAGAAGAGCGTGCCTATTCATTTATGAAAGCCGTTCGCGGTCTGGTAAATGGATCAGGTCTTAATGGTCTGGAGCGTGAGGTTTCTGAAGAAATCGCAAAGCGTTCTGGTCGTGAAGCACGCGGCTTCTATGCACCAGACACATTCTGGGGCGGTCGTCGTGATCTGACTGTTGGCACAGCATCTGCTGGCGGCAACTTGGTCGGCACAGATCATCTTGGCGATCAGTTTGTTGATGCACTGCGTTCACGCTTAGTTTTCAATGAGCTTGGCGCACGCTTTATGACTGGCCTTAAAGGTGACGTTGCTATTCCAAAGCTGGCAACTGGCGTATCTGCTGGTTTCGTCGCTGAGAATGGCGCAACATCTGAAGTCAACGCTGTGTTCTCACAGATCACAATGTCACCAAAGTCACTTGGCGCATTCACAGACGTTTCACGTCTGCTGATGATCCAGTCTGACCCATCAGTTGAGCAAATCGTTCGTGACGATCTGTTGAACGCGATTGCACAAAAAGTTGAAGATGTTGCCATTGAAGGCGGCGGCTCAAATGAGCCATCAGGCATCATCGACACTGCTGGCATCGGTTCAGTTGCTATCGGCACCAACGGTGGCGCGATTGCTTGGGACGACATCGTCAACTTGGTCAAAGAAGTTGAAGTTGACAACGCCGCGATCAACGGAAACACACTTGCATATCTGACAAATCCAAAGGTGAAATCACTGATGGCGTCAACTGCAAAAGTGTCTTCAACTGACAGCGTAATGTTGCTGGATGCGCCTTGGAACAGCCTGTATGGATACGATTTGGCAGTGACCAACAACGTGCCATCAGATCTGACCAAAGGCACACTGACAACAGCATCAGCTATGGTCTTCGGTGATTTCTCACAGTTGATGATGGGCTTCTTCTCAACACCTGACATCCTGATCGATCCATACACCGCTGGCAGCAGCGGCGCGGTTCGCATCAGAGTGATGCAAGAACTGGACATCGCAGTGCGTCACGCGCAATCATTTGCAGCGTGCTTGGACATCGATGCCTAAATCACAAGCGGGGCGGCTTCGGTCGCCCCGTCTTTCCCATAGGGGGATATGATGAAAATTAAGTGCAAAAGAAATATCGTGATTAAAGGCGTGGCGCACGTCGTCGGTGATATTGTTGAGGTTACAGACAACATCGGTCTGGATCTGGTCAACACTGGCCGTGTTGAGGTTTATGAGGACAAGATCGGCATCACTGATCGCGCTGTGGGTCTAACAAAGAAATCAGCCAACAGCCTAGTCAAGCGGAACACAAAGAAAAATGCCAAATAGATTAGTAAAAATTACGGTTGTCAAAGACTGCCAAGCGGGTTCAACAGGCATAATGTTGGCTGGTGAGGATCACGATGTGCGTGATACTGAGGCACAAAAACTTATCGCGCGTGGATACGCTAAACCGTTTAAAGAAGCGAAAGCAGTCAAAAAGCCGGTGCAAGAAACTGTCGCGCCAGCGGTGGATGACGAATAGTGGCGGTCGAAAGCGCAGATGATCGTGCCATATTTATTGGCATTGATGATTTTGGCGTTGCTGCTACTTATGACGGCGGCACAGTAAATGGCATATTTGACAACGATTTTGTCGAGGTTGACGCTGGTGGCGGTGTTGGGTTTGCCCTACAACAGCCACGCTTTGTTTGCCGCACCGCAGATGTATCCACAGCCGCTGAAGGCGACACGATTACGATTGACGCCACTGGCTACACCATCCGCATCGTTCAAGATGACGGCACTGGTATGACGACACTGGTATTAGAGAAACAATGAGCCACGTTAGACAACAGATACGCGATGACATCGTGACCACACTGACGGGGCTGACAACAACGGGCAGCAATGTATTCCGCAGCCGAATATTTCCGCTGGAAGAAACAAATCTGCCAGCGTTGTGCATATACACAAAGAGCGAAGCAAGCGAATATGATACAATCGGCTTGCCACGTTCTGTAAACAGGGTTTTGGACGTTGCTGTTGAGGCATACGTTAAAGGCGTGTCGAATTATGACAACACGCTGGACACTATTGCGGTTGAAATGGAAGAAGCCATTGCCGCTGATATAACGCTTGGCGGTCTGGCGAAAGATGCACAGATCACCGCGTTTGAAGCTGATTTTGCGGGTGACGGTGAACAGCCGGTGGCCGTGGGTCGGTTTACAGTGACGGTTGAATATCGAACCGTTGAAAATGACGTTGAAACTGCCGCGTAGGAGATACTAAAATGGCAACTTTTAAAGGCAACGAGGGTGTCGTGCTTATCGGCAGTGACGCTATGGCTGAAGTAATCAGCTTTTCAGTAGATGAAACCGCAGATACCATTGAAGATACCGCAATGGGCGATACTGCTAAGTCATACAAAAGCTCATTCACGGATTTTTCGGGTTCAGTAGAAACCTATTTCGATGATACTGACACCGCGCACAATAATTGCACAGCCGGTTCAAGCATCGTGTTAAATTTGTTGATGGAAGGCAATACATCGGGTGACCACAAGCTCACCGGTTCAGCTATTGTCACCAGCCGGTCAATCGGTGTATCGTCTGACGGTATCGTGACCGCTACATACAGCTTTCAGGGAACCGGCGGTCTGAATGAAACAACCGTAACTTGATGAGGTAAATAATGGGCTTGGGAGAACAGATAGCAGCGCGACGTGCGTTGCAGCGAAAGCAGATCGAAGTTATTGAGTGGGGCGAAGATGACAATGCGTTGATCATATACTGTAGCCCAATTACCGCCGGAGACATCGACAAGCTACAAAGAAAACACAAAGATTTTCTAAACAATATGACGATAAACGGTATGGTTGATCTGATTATTGCAAAAGCTGAAGATGGTGATGGCAAGCGTCTATTCACACTTGAGGATAAGATGTATCTTATGAAAGAGAGTGTGACGCTGATTAGTGACATTGCTGGCAAGATGTTTGGCGATGTTGATACAATCGAGGACGCGGAAAAAAACTAAAGCAAGATCCGCTGCGGCTAAATATGATGGCCTTGGCGGATCGTTTGCACAAAACACAAAGCGAAATTGAAGAATTGACGCTGAGTGAATTGAATGAATGGTTTGCTTATTTTAAGGTGACAGACGATGGCCGATCAAAATCTTAGATTTACCATATCGGCCATTGATAAGACCCGCGCTGCATTTGGCAAAGTTGCCGCCGGACTAGGCCGCGTCAGACGTTCTATAATGAGCGTGCAAGGCGCACTGGTAGCACTTGGGGTCGGTGCGGGTTTGAAGATTATGGCCGGTCAAATAGACGATCTGGCAAAAGCGTCAAGCCGTTTGGGTCTGACCGTCAATGAACTGCAATCGTTACAATTTGCCGCCAGCCAGACGGGTGCGTCAGCCGAAGAGCTTGAAAAAGGTCTGACACGCTTCAATCGATCTATTTCTGAAGCCAGCACCGGCATCGGCACTGGTCTGCGGTCGTTTGAGGCGTTGGGGATTAGCGTGACTGATGCCGCCGGTAATCTGCGACCGACAAATGAATTGCTGAATACAGTTGCTGACAGATTGAAAGAAATCGAAAGCCCCGCTGATCGCGTGCGGGTTGCGTTTGATTTGTTTGGCCGATCTGGTGTCAATCTGATTAACACATTGCAAAACGGCAGCGCAGAGGTAAACAAGCTGCGCGAACAGTTTAATGCGGTCACAATAGAATTGACCGAAAACCAAGCCGCAGCAGTTGAAACCGCAAATGATAATTTTGACAAATTAGGTCAAGTTTTAAAATCTATCGGCAACCAGATCACCGCAACATTTTTGCCAGCATTAGCTAAAATATCTGAATTTATCATCGTAAATTTGTTGAAGGTCATCAGCGCGGCTATTGGCAAGCTGCGTGATTTTCTTAACAGCATTGTCGATCTGGCCAAGACCGTTGGCGTTGAGATGGACAAATTTACATTTGGCGAAAAGCTAGAAAAAGATATTGATCGCATCGTGTTCAATATGGAAAACGCTGGCAAAGCTGTGATGGACGCTGATGGCAACATCAAAGCCATCATTAACACAGCTAATAGTGCAAGCCAGCCAATACAAAATCTGGCAAACGGGTTTCAGCGAGTACAAGCCAGCGCAACCGGCGTTTCATTTACTGTGAACAAATCGAAAACCGGATTACAGCAATATGCACAAGCGGCACGCAACACAACGCAACAGCTAGACAATATGGCGGTGCGCGGTCTTAACCGGCTTGAAGACAGTTTGCTTGGCGTCATACAAGGCACAACATCGGTCAAAGATGCGTTTAAATCTATGGCTGCAAGCATCATCAGCGATATGATCAGAATGGCAATACAGCAACAAGTGACCGGCGTTTTAGCTGGTGCGCTTGGTGGTGTATTTGGCGGTATATTTGGCGGCGGCGGGGGCATCAGCGGCGGTGCTGGCACTGCTGGTGTGTATTACCCTGCACCACGCGCAATGGGCGGTCAGGTCAATAAAAACACGCCTTATATGGTCGGCGAACGTGGTCGGGAATTATTTGTGCCGAACCAGTCTGGCAGCATCGTGCCAAATAACCAGATTGGCGGCGGTGTCGTTGTCAACCAAACCATCAATTTGTCAACCGGCGTTCAGCAGACAGTGCGTGCAGAAATGACCAATATGTTGCCGCAGATCGCACAGGCGGCTAAAGGCGCGGTTTTGGATGCCAAGCGGCGCGGTGGGTCGTTTAGCGCGGCGTTTGGGGGTTAATTATGGCGATCACTTACCCGCTTTCAATGCCGACAAACACAAACGTGGCGACAGTTAGCCTGACCGCAGTCAATACTGTTGGCGTCACGACATCACCATACAATTACAAGCTGACGGTTTATCGGCACCAAGGTCAACGCTGGGAAGCTGACATCAATTTGCCACTAATGAAACGCGCAGACGCCGAAGAATGGATAACATTCTTTATGAAGCAATATGGCGGCTTTGGTACGTTTTTGCTTGGCGATCCGAATGCAGCCACACCGCGTGGCAGTGCGGCGTCAGCGGCTGGCACGCCGGTCGTCAATGGTGCAAGCCAGACAGGTGATGAACTGGCCATAGACGGGCTTCCAGCGTCTGCTACAGGGTATCTGCTTGCCGGTGACTATATACAGCTTGGCAGTAGCGGCACCGCACAGCTTTACAAAGTGCTTGACGATGTAAATAGCAACTCATCTGGCGAAGCGACATTGACCATATGGCCAGATCTGCGGTCGTCACCGGCTGATGGGGCAACAGTTATTGTAACTGATGCAAAAGGCGTTTTCCGGCTATCCACGCCGACACACAATTGGAACATCGACACCGCCGGTTTTTACACGATGTCGTTTGGCGCGATTGAGGCACTTTAATGGCTAGAACGCTTGGATCGAACTTTGAGGCTGAGTTAGCGGCTGGCGAGGTTCAGCCGTTTTTTGCTGTGCGGATGGATTTTGATGGCGGCACTGTAACTGTTTGGAACGGTTACGGCGACATCACGATTGATAGCGAAACTTATGTTGGATCTGCAACATATTTGAATTTAAGTGAAATTGCAGAAACAAGCCAAGTGCAAGCAAATGGCGTCAATATTACACTGTCTGGCTTGGATAGCAGTTTAGTATCTGTGGCATTATCAGAAGGCTATCAAGGTCGGTCGCTAAAGGTCTTCTTTGGATTTTTAGACAACACCGGCACAATTATTGACACACCATACACGATATTCAGTGGTCGGATGGACGTAATGACCATCGAAGACGCTGGCGCAACCGCAACAATCAATGTCAGTGCGGAAAGCAGATTGATTGATTTGGATCGCAGCCGCACAAGACGTTTCACAAGCGAAGATCAGAAAATTGACTACCCTAATGACAAGGGTTTGGAAATGGTAGCCAGCTTGCAAGACAAACAGATCACTTGGGGCGGTTAAATGGGCTTTTTTAAGAGTTTTGTAAAAGCAATAACGAACCCAACCACGTTGGTCACAGCGGCGGTAACAGTTGGTCTGACCTATGCCACAGGCGGCACAATTCTTGGATTGACCGCATTGCAAGCATTTGGCGTTTCAGCAGCAGCAACCGCCGCGCTAAGTGTGGCAAGTCAAGCACTGGCACCAAAACCAGAAATACCTAGTTATTCATATTCGCTTGGCGATTTTCAATCGAACGGTTTGAGAAGAACGCAAAACATCA